TAAAGTCAAGCTTCAACCTCATTTCCCCAAAAGTCCCAATGGTCTCTGGTCTTTTTCCTTGCAAATAGTTCGATATAAGGACCTTCACAAAGCCTTTCTATCTCTCGGTGCAATAGTGGTTTTTCCGAATGTCGACCTCTTGGTGCAATCACCAATTGAGCAACATCTTTATTGATTCGTTTTGGTCTACCTTTTGTTGCAAGTAAACACATTTCAGGATTACCTCTAGTCCAATATCCTAAACCTGTAAAAAATCCAAGTGTCTTTTTATTTGTTTTTGCCCATGTGAAACCTACTGTTTTATATTTGAAACCCCAAGCAGTTATAACTTTCATAGCTTGGTCTAACATAGGGTCACATACCCACATTAACAATACACAATTCTCATCTGCAATATCTTTAACAGGCATATTACAAATATCATTTAATGACATACAATCATAATGTGCTTCAGGACTTTTTTCTTTTCCTTTATCCGACCTTGTTTTAAATAACCAAGGTGGGTCTGCATATATTACTTTATATTTTTTTTCAGGTAGTTTAATCAAAGAAGCTCTCCAATGTTGCTTGTGGTTCCGCTTTCCAATTTATTGCGTCTAATATAAAACGCATTGGGTCGAGGAATGTTTTCTGAAATTGTATCTCATAATCGACATACTCTTTTAATTTAAATTCTGTCGGTAGTGTACTAATGTAACTAATGACATCAAATTTAAATGGGTTAGCTTCTTTTAATTTAAGAAACTTTATCTTATCGCCATCTTGTATAAAAGGATATTTCATACCAAGATTTGCTTCTTTTAATTGATGATTATAAATCAATGCACCTTTAACATGAATAGGTGACCCTTTAATAAAGATACTACTATTACTAGCATACTTCCTTAGGTTGTTACAACTTCTAGGAAAGGCAATTGCCTCAGGTGGTAGATTGATAAACTCTTCCTTAAAGTCAGCAATAAATTTATGGAGGTCTGTTTGTTCCTTCGACATAATTATTTTTATTGCGTCTTTAATTTTACCTCTACACACCTGAGGTGTACTAGACTTGACTGCTTCTATGCCCATAAGTTTTAACTTCGGGTCAGTAAGTCTTACGCCTTCTTCGTCTAGTACATTCAACATGTATCTTTTCTTTGCAACCCATATACCCTTGTTGGCAATAACTTCTCGTTTCATTACCATGGCATTTTTAAATGCGTTAGAATAATCAGCTAGTTCATCAAAACATTTTTCAATATATGGTTCTATTTTGTTATCACAAACTTTACCTAAAAAGTCTGCAATCTGGTCATTTGTTTTACCTTGACAAGTCTTAGCTACAAGCTTGTCAAATCTAACATAGATACTATCTGTGTCTGAAGCAACAATATAATCTACTTCACCGTGTGTTTGTAATATCTGATTTAGATATTCATTCACTTTCTTTTCAATAAAACGAATAATAAATTGACCAGCCGTTGTAATACCACTTGCCTGTCTTACATCATAAAATCTAAAGTATTGATTACCAACTGCACCATAAGCTGAATTCAAGGCAATCTTTTTTGACCATTGAATATTATGACATCTTGCAATTTCTCTAGCAAGTGCTTTTGTAGGATTGATTTGATACTCGGCTTTTGCCTTTAACATTCTTTGTTTAAAGACAACACGGTCATTGTACATTTTCTCCATCATTTCAGGTAGAAAACCTTGACTATCAGTTTTAAACTTGGCGCCGTTTGGTGTTAAACAGGCACCCTCATGTTTAAGATAGTTAAGAGGTACTTTCATGTCAATCATTTTATTAACATTGACACCTTGTCCGCTTTCACCAAGTATCTTTTCAGGCGAAATATTGTATTGTATAATAATATGTGGATATAGTGAATTAATATCAAATGAAACAATCCAATCATGGCCACCTAAAATAGGTTCTTTTACATAAGCGCCCTCGTATTTTGTTTCTTTACTATGGTCTTCTCTTGGAGGAATACATATATTCTTTTTCATTAAATGATTATGAATTAATGTGTCCCACACTCTAACTTGTGAAAAGATATCGTCATAATTTACTTTTGAATCATATGCAACAGTTAAACTCAAATCAATAAGACCAAGTTTATCTTCTAATGCGTCAACGATTTCAACATCTTGTATATTATAATCAATAAACTTTTGAAAGTCTTTCTCGTAAAATTCTTTAAATGTATCGTAAGGGTTTTCATTCTTTGGTTGTTTTAGTTCTAACTCACCAATAAAGTCAAGCTTATAGCTTTCTTGTCTTGTTGGTATAAACCATTTGTACAAGTCAAGGTAATCTAACATAGCAACACCATACACATCATAAACAGTTTGTGTACGACCTTGTACATTAATCTCCATACGATTGATTAGATTCCAAGGAGATATTTTATTTGCAACTGTTTCGCCTGCAACTAATTTTAATCTGTTTATAAGATATGGTAAGTCAAAGAATTTAGTATTCCAACCTGTGATAACATCTGGATGATTTTTAATCCAAAACTTCATAAACTCAAACATCAATTGTTTCTCATGTTTACACTCAACATAAGTTACATCTGTTCGGTCTGTATGATACTTACCTACACCCCAAGTAATGATTTGTTTATTCGTTTGATTTTTTACAGACAAACAAATAATTTCTTCTTGTGGGTCTTCTACATTTGGAAAACCATTTTCACAAGTAGTTTCAATATCAAGTGTAAAGATTTTAATTAGTTCTTTATCCCATTGTATTTCTTCCGGATGTTCTTGTCCGATATACTGATAATGGTATCTTTCTAAACCATAGATAGGTGAATTTTGTGTAGCAACTTCTTTACGAAACTTACGAGCTGCCATAATATCTCTAAACTCAATTGGTTTAAGATTTTGACCTTGTAAAGTTTTATATACAGAATGCTCTTGCGTCAAAGCATAGAGCGTAGGTCCAAAGTCTATCTTATCTTTATAGTCTTTGCCATCATGTATTCCTCTAACAAGTAATTTGCCACGGTGTTCTATAACATTTTTATAAAAGTTCATCATTCCTCAAGTGTACAGTTAATCCATCTAGTTCAGGTGTAAGTTGTATCTGACAAGCCAATCTGGACTTGCCTTCGATATAACCTTTTTCGTATTCTAACAATTCAATTTCAGGTGTATTATAGTCTATTTTGCCTGCTTTGGCAAGCCATTTTTCATCTACATGTACATGACAAGTACAACACGCACAACTACCACCACAATCGGCTGGTATTTCTGGTATTGGTACTGGCGAATGCCATTTGGCCGCTTCCATTAGAGTTGTCTGTTCATCAGGAACATCAACTCTAATCTTTGAGCCGTTTCTTACAAAATAAACTTGCATTAAATCCCAGGTACTTTATTCTCTGTGATTAATCCGCCTTTTGTGGGTGTTAAGATACTGCTTGTATTCTGTTGATACGAAGCTAAGATTTCTTTTTTTGGTTTAACTGTTGTCACAACCTTGTCCATTGCAATAGTAATAATGTCGTCATCTGCATAAGGCATATATGGCGTCATCATTAACTGTACTGGTTTTCCTGGGGCTGATTGTGTGGGAATGATTACAAATGGTTTTTCAAATGTATAGTTGCCCATGGTATCTTTATCCATCTTAGCAATTACATCTTCACCTGTTTGTAGTCTTACTATTTTCACATCACTCATACTTTACTCCTTCAATTATTATATATTATAACACAACTAACCTAGTTTGGCAAGCTGTATTTTGTCGTAATCACATATTTTCTTTGTGGATTAACCATAACATTTAATCTATTCATAAATGCACGGTCAAGAAGTATTGGACTTCTATCTTCTCTATCATCAATGGTAAATTCTACATCCTTATAGAAACCACCGGCGAATTCTACATCTAGTTTAACGACATATCGGTCTTCTTCATAATCTCTTAAACCGCCTACAGATATTTCTTCTACTCTTACAATTCTACTTTCAATAGTTTTACCTAATAAAGACCATTGTACTTTAGTGTTAGATAATGGTTTAATTTTATCTGCATGAATAACTGGCATACCTGAATTACCTGTATCAAACTTAGCAACTATTTCACCAAATGGTTTGATTGTTAGTATTTCTTTATAACCACATTCTGTTGGTACTGTAAATCTATTTTCTTTTTTTGCAAAGTGTTCAATAACTTCTTTTGCAATGTTCATGCCTGTAGCGTCTTCAATACCCTCTGTGCCAGGTGATGAATTAACTTCTAACATAAATGGTGGTTGTTTATCTCTGTTTTTACTAGGTATAAAATCAACAGCAGTCCAATAACCACCTACTGCTTTAGAAGCTTTTAAACATTCTTCTATTTCTAATTCTGTTAACTTAATCTTTTCTGGTTTTGAACCTTGTGATACATTTGACCTGAAATCTCCTTCAATAACTGGTCTTTTCATAGCAGCTAAAAACTTACCACCTAAAATATGTACTCTTACATCATATTCTGTTTTAATATATTCTTGTATTAATAGGTCAGCGTCTTCATCTTGTTTATGAATTAATTGTACAATTGAATCTAAACCTTTTGGACTATCAACAAATAATACACCAACACCTTTACTGCCTCTTAAAGTTTTCATAATCAAAGGAAACTTAATACCTGATTCGTCAACTATTTTATTTGCATTTTCGGGGTCATTGATTAACTTGGTCATTGGTTGTGTTAAACCATAATCTGCAAGTCTTAATGCTGTTCTATATTTGTCAGCACACATATTAATTGTAGTTCTAGGATTTACTAATGTTGCATTAGCTCTTTCAAGTATTGACACTAAATCTAACCAACTGTCTTTTCTGGTAATACTACCACGAATAACAGCAACGGTCATTGCACCAACTTCAAAACCTTTATCATCATCTTTGTTATGAAATCTACGAACACCGTCCTCAAAAGTTGTGTAACCGCCTGTTAATTTAAACAAATAGTATGGATATTTTAACTTATCACATTCTTCCTTTAAACGGTCAGCCGTATGAAAAGTCTTTGCTTCTTCAGGTTCATCTGTAATAATCAGTAACCTTAAAAAGTCCTTTTCATTTTTGTCCTCGTTTAAGAATTGTTTAAATTGTGGTACTAACATTTATTATTCGGCACTCGCTTTTGTTTCTTCAGGTTTTTTACCAATATTATATTTGGCAGATAAATTCCATTCTTTCTTTTCTTTAAATGGTAATACTTTAATCTGACTTAAAGGTGCTTTGTTTTCAGCAGCCTGTGGGTTTACTATTTCAATTAAAGACCAATCTGATAATAAAACTGCAATTGTATTTCTTCTTTGAATATCGTTCTCTACTAATGTTGCTTTCTTGCCATCTAAAGCAAATAATTCTTTAAAGTGTACAATATAGTATTTGCCTTGTTTGTGTAAAATGTGACATGATTGGTAAAGTATTTTATCTTTTCTACTTGCAACACCAATTCTGGTTAAGGTCTCTCGTATTTTTAAAAAGTCGTCTGGCTGTTTGATAGTAACCTCTAGCATATCACCAACTGACCATGAAATTTCTTCACTCATTTTCGTTTTCTCCCGCCTTTAGAAAGGCTTATTTTTATATCTTCAAGTTGTTTATCCGTAAGTATGCTGAGAGCCTCTTTAGCTTTCTCATTACTATATCCATAATACTCTTTTACATACTCTATATTTTTCAATTTGGCTTGTGATAACCACTTGCCACCAAATCGCTTTGCTTTTCTAATACTATTTATATAGAAATGAAACTGTAGCTTCTTGTCCAAGAAATGAAAACCATTCATTTCATTAGCCTGAGCTATGGTATCATAGTGCATAGATAAACACTTGTTTATTATAAAGGGAGGGTATTTCTTTTCCCATGTTAGGTCCTCGGTATCTAACAAAGGTTTTTTCTCAAAGTTAATCGCATTGAGATAATCTTTTAATTCATACATAATATATTCCAATCAATGTTGGAGCGGGTGACAGGATTCGCACCTGCGACCTATTCGTTGGCAACGAATTGCTCTACTACTGAGCTACACCCGCTTATCATTATTTAAATTTACAACTGGCCATAATTTCAGTTAAACAAGCGACCATATTTATCTCATGGTCTGCAACGAAAGCTGCCTTGTACTGATAACCAGCAATAATTAAAAT